CTACGCGCTGAGTCAACGGCTGACGGTTCCATCACCGTAGGAATCTATTCCTTTGGTGCCATCGCCACGAAAATTGCGGGCGGATGTTTCAAGAATAACAAGGCCTAAAAAACTAATCATGGGGTAGCGCGCTCCCGCGCTACCTCAGTCGAACGAGAGGACGCTCATGCCTAGTATTGTCACAGCATCACAGCTGCGGTCTGTGCTAGGCGTGAGCGTCGCTTTATATAGTGACAGTTATTTAGATGAAGTAATTAACACGAGTGAGGCAGTAATTTTGCCTATGCTCGTTGCGAATGTATCGGCGGTCAACGCCTATAAGCTTGACAAAAACGTGGCCTATTACTACACAGAGCGGCAGCATCATTTTGCGCCAGGCCAGGTAGTTATTGTCACAGGTATCCCAGCACCTTTTAGCGCTAGCGTCACGGTTGTCCTGGCTGGCGAGTATTACTTTACAGCAGACCTAGTAAGTGCAGATGTATCACTTAGAGAGATTATTCCTACTGGTCGGGCAACACTTACAGGCTATTCAGCCGCGCAAATCTACGCAGGCAATGACGCTATCGAGTCAGCGATCCTGGCAGTATCGGTCGAGGTCTTTCAGTCACGCGTTGCAGCAGGTGGACAGATTGAGGGGCTGGACTTTACGGCCACGCCATATCGAATGGGTCGCAGTTTAACTAATCGCGTGTCAACGCTTTTGATGCCATTCCTTGACGTAGAAACTGTGTGTCAATAATGCCAGCATCAACCATTTTAAGCCAGGTACGCCAGCCACTAGCGACAGCTTTAAGCAGCGTTGCAGGTAATGTCTATTCTTACGTGCCAGAGTCGATCATTCCACCAGCTGTTGTATGCATACCAGATACGCCATATTTAGAATTAGAGACAATTAGCAAAAGTACTTTGCACACAAAGATTAACTTTTCTATTTCGGTCGCTGTTGCATATAACAGTAACCCAGCATCGCTTGATAACATCGAGCAGCTAATAATGAGTGTTCTGGCAGTTATACCTAGCGGTTACGTTGTCAGCACGGTCGAGAGGCCAACAGTTACACAAGTCGGGGCATCTACGCTGTTAATCGCAGATATTCGAGTCTCAACCTACTACACACAAACAACATAAGGAGCAGTCATGGCAACCGTCGTAATTACTGGTCGTGATATTACTTTGTCCTTTACAGGTGGGACAGACGTAGAAGCACAGGCCACAAGCGCAGTACTCACAAAGGTTTTAGATCGTCAGACCTATCAGACACTCGATGGCGAGGCATACAAGACCACTAACGTATCAGCAGAATTTGCACTAGAAATGCTCGCAGATTGGGGCAAGACTGGATCAGTATGCGAGGCAATCTGGACAGCCTGCGATACAGCACCAGATACAGACATCACAGTCACATTAACATCTGCAACAGGCGCGTCATTTTCATTTCCTATCAAGCCGTCATACCCAACAGTAGGCGGCTCAGGCATGGATGCACAGACTGTGTCTTTTACATTCCTTGTACCTAAGGGCGAAGTCACAGAAACTTTCAGCTAGACCTAACAGAAACGGGAGCAAATAAATGCAACAAAATATAACAATTAAATATCAAGATGGGTCAGAGGCAGAGTACACAGTACGCCCACCTGATTACGCTCGATGGGAGATGACAACCAAAAAGGTCATCTCCCAATTCGGCGGCATGTGGGACATTTTGTATGTAGCACATTTGGCCTATAAGCGTGATGCTGGCAGTAAAACAACTAAGCCATTTGAGGCCTGGATGGAATCAGTCAGCGACGTTGAGGTAGGAGATGGCGACCCAAAAGCCACGAGCGCGGAAGTGTCAGCCGACTAATCATCGAGCTAGCAATAGCCACGCAAATACCTATGGAGCATTGGCGTACAGCTGAGGACATACTTACAGCGATAGAGATATTGGAAGCGAGGGCAAATGGCAAATGACCCGATAGCCCTAGACAAGTCTGAGCTGGCACAAGTGTTTAAGGCGCTAAAAAATTTGGATGAGGCCGCCATCGATGAAGCCAAGCGCCAGTCAGGTGCTTTGGCCGATTATGCGCGTACAGAGATTGTGCAGACAGCAGACACACTCAAAAGCCGTAAAGTCGCCAGCAGGGTAGCCTCAGGATCAAAGGTTAAAAAGTCTAGCAAGATTGGCGAGATTACTTTCGGCTACGCATCGCAAAAGTTTAGCGGCGGTGCAGACACCAGGCAGATTTGGGGCGGCTCAGAATTTGGGTCTAACAAGTGGAAGCAATTTCCTATCTGGTCAGGTCGCGAGGGTCGCGGCTCAAAGGGCTATTTCATCTACCCTACATTGCGCAGAATACAGCCAGAGATAGTACAGCGCTGGAGCGCGGCATTTAGCAAGATATTGAAGGAGTGGGGCTAATGGCAGGCACAAGATCGTTAACGCTTAAGCTATTAGCAGACGTCGATAACTTTACAAAAAACCTTAAAGGTGCAGATAATGAGGTCAAGGGCTTTGGCGACAAGGTCGGAGCATTTGGCAAAAAGGCTGCCCTAGCATTTGCAGCCGCAGGCGCAGCAGCAGCGGCGTATGCAGGTAAATTATTGGTCGATGGCGTAAAGGCAGCGATTGAAGATGAGGCAGCCCAGGCCAAGCTTGCAACCACATTAAAAAATGTCACAGGCGCTACAGATGCACAAATAGCAGCGGTTGAGTCGCAGATACTCAAAACATCGCTACTGACTGGTCTGACTGACGATGAGCTACGCCCTAGTTTTGAGCGCTTTGTGCGCGCTACAAATGATTCAGATGCAGCACTTAAATTACAGGCGACGGCAATCGATGTGGCCGCTGGTTCTGGTAAATCATTAGAAGCCGTTACAAATGCAATGGCAAAGGCCGCTGAGGGCAATACGGCATCACTCGTAAAGCTAGGCATTGGCCTTACGGCAGCAGAACTTAAAACAATGTCAATGGACGAGATTACTCTCAAATTGGCCGAGACTTTTGGCGGTCAGGCCTCAGAACAGGCAGACACCTTTCAAGGCAAGATGGCGCGTCTCAGCGTTGCATTTGCAGAAGGTAAAGAGACGGTCGGCGCATTTGTCCTAGATGCAATAACCCCTATGGTCACTACATTTGTAAACAATGTCGTACCAGCCGTGCAGAAGCTAGCAGAAGAGCTAGGGCCAAAATTAACGCCAGTATTTACAGCCTTAACAGAATATATACGCGATTTTGTTATTCCTACATTTAAAACCATTTGGGCATTTATTACAGACTTTGTCATACCTGCAATTTCAGCATTTTTAACCCCAGTAATTGATGGCCTGCGATCAGCATTTGAAAAGGTCACGACCAAGCTTGCAGAAAATGAGGAAAAACTAAAGCCGCTTGTGGCATTATTCAAGACCGTTGCGGCTTTCGTGCGCGATTATTTAGCGCCAGTAATCGGCAAACAGTTAAAATTTGCATTTGAAACTTTGGGTACGGCGCTAGTCATTATTATTGATAATTTTGCAACGCTCGTCGACACCGTCAATAAGGCGTATAACGCGATTAAAAAATTGGTTAATTTTATAAAAGAAAACCCAGCAGTCCTATCGGGCCCGACGGGCATTGCAGGTTTTGGCATTCAAAAGCTATTTGGCGGTGGCAGGGCTATGGGTGGGCCAGTCAACGCTGGCACAACCTACATGGTCGGTGAGCGTGGGCCTGAGCTATTTATGCCTAACGCGAGCGGCACAATTATCCCTAACAATAAATTAAGCGGCGGCGGTACAGTTATCAACCTAACAGTCAATGGCGCGATCGATGGCGAGTCAACGGCTAGACAGATCGTACGCATACTCAATGACTCACAGGCCAGGGGTACGCTCGGAGCGGCGGCTTTTGGATGAGTGCCTATACACCAGTCTATAAAGTCCTAGTCAATGGCGTGGAGCTTACAGACGTCGCCCTAGAAAATTTAACTATAACCAGCGGTCGCACAGATGTAAACAGCCAGCCTGTAGCAGGATATTGCAACGTGCAACTGATTAACCTTAATAATTCAGCCTATGACTTTACTGTAGGGACAGGCATAACAATAGAGGTCACAGACAGCACAGCGACTTTTGTGCCTATCTTTGGCGGTTATATTTCAGACTTTACAACTACAGTCAACGCGGTCGGTACTTTGGCCGCTACGACCGTTGTACAGATTACAGCGCTCGGCGCATTATCTAAACTGACTAAATTTATTGATCCTGGCGTATTGTCACAAGATCAGGACGGCGATCAGATTTATGATTTATTAAGCGGTTATTTATTAGGCGAGTGGCAAGATGTACCAGCCGCGCAGACGTGGGCTACTTACAATCCAACAGAGACATGGGCAGAGGCGCTTAATTTGGGGCTAGGCGAGATTGATCGCCCTGGCGATTTCCTTATGATTGCACGTACAAGTAATGAGACAGACATATACAGCCTGGCAACAGAAATTGCCACAAGCGCTTTAGGTCTGTTATACGAGGATTCAAATGGCAATATCGGGTATGCCGACAGTACTCATAGGCAAGATTATTTAGCAGCTAACGGGTACACAACCCTAGACGCTAATCACGCTAACGGCGCAGGCTTGTCTGTTACTACACGCGTGGGCGACATACGCAATAAATTTGTCATAACCTATGGCACGAGCGGCCAGCATACTTACACAGCTGAGGATGCTCAAAGCATTATCGATTATGGACTTTATGGGCAATCATTTACATCACGCATTAAAGATGCGCCAGACGCTGAACTTTACGCAGACAGGCTTGTAGCCTTACGAGCTGATCCTTACGCTAAATTCCAAAGCATCACATTTGAGCTAGGCAACCCAGAGATCGACGACAGCGATCGAGATGCACTTATCAACATATTTACTGGTCTGCCAGTCTGGATACAGAATTTGCCGCCTAACATAAGCGAGGGCTCATTTGAGGGCTACATCGAGGGCTGGACATTTAACGCCACATACAACAATTTGACGGTGACATTTAACGCGTCTCCCGTCAATTTCAGCCAGGTCGCTGTAAAATGGGAGTCAGTCAACCCAGCAGAAGCCTGGAACACACTAAGTCCAACCCTGACATGGCTTGACGCGATTGGAGCAGTAGCGTAATGGCAACAACAACACCTAATTTTGGTTGGTCAGTACCAACCTCAACAGACCTGGTCAAGGATGGCGCTACAGCTATTGAGCTGTTAGGCGACAGTATTGATACATCTTTGGTTGATCTAAAAGGCGGCACTACGGGGCAGGTATTATCCAAAGCTTCTGGTACTGACATGGATTTTACGTGGGTAGCAGTCGACCCTTTGTTAATTCTTGATGCTAAAGGCGATTTAATATCTGCAACAGCAGCAGACACGCCAGCCCGCTTAGCGGTCGGAGCAAATAACACAGTTTTGACAGCAGACTCATCGACTGCAACAGGCCTTAAATGGGCTACACCTGCATCTGGTGGCATGACACTAATTAACACAGGCGGCACAACACTTTCAGGATCTAGTACGACAATCAGCACAATCCCAAGCGGATACAAGTATCTTTACGGCGAAATTATAGGTTTTCGTCCCGCGTCAAATGGTGCAGATTTACGCGCACAATTTAGCGGTGATACTGGATCGAATTATAGCTGGATCGGCGGTTCAGTATTTAACCAGAATTCCACTAAATTTACAGACGGCGGGTGTCATAATTCATCAGATAACGGAAATATACAATTCCAGATGCCTAACTATCTTGCATCGGTCTGGAAATTTGCAGAAGTCAATTCTTTAAACGTAAAGTCCACATCAGTAAATGATTTTTTTGCTCAAAATTACATTTCAGTATGGAATGGCACAGGGGCAATAACATCTATCACATTTATTTGTTCTACAGGTAATTTTACATCGGGCACAGTCTATCTATATGGGGTCAACTAATGACAAAACTAATGACAACAATCCATGACTTAGAAACAGGCGAAATCATTACACGCGAGATGACAGCCGATGAGATCGTAAATTTTGAAAATGTCCAGGCTCAAGTAGCAGAAGAAAAAAGAATAGAGTCAGAAGCCATTTCAGCACGTCAGGCACTACTAGAACGTCTAGGCATTACAGCTGATGAAGCGGCTTTACTACTTTCATGACATACCCAGCAGGTACATCTGCGCAGGTTTTAGCCATTGCGCTTAAAGAAGTCGGTACAGTCGAGGAAGGCAATAACCTGACTAAGTACGGCAAATTTATGAAGGCTGACGGTCTGCCCTGGTGCGGGTCATTTTGTAATTGGGTATTGGCAGAAGCTGGCGTAAAGGTACATAGCGTTGTAAGCACAGCCAAAGGCGCACATGTGTTTAAAGAAACTAATCGATGGTCAACAATTCCTACCATAGGCGCTTTGGCCTTTATGGATTTTCCTGGCGACAATATCGAGCGCATCAGCCATGTAGGGATTGTTTTAGATTTTGAACATGGCAAAGATGAGGTCACACTCATCGAGGGCAATACATCTGGCCCTGGTGGAGATCAGCGCAACGGTGGGATGGTAATGATTAAAAAACGCTCACTATCTAAGCAAATTGTGGGCTTTGGTGTGCCAAAATATAAGCCTTATGACGGTGCAATACCAACTGTGCCTACAACCAAAACAAAGGAAAAAAAGAAATGGACCAAGCCAAAAGTTTAGCAGCCTCATGGGCTCGATCATTTATGGCCGCTGTTTTGGCCTTGTACATGGCAGGGGTAACTGACCCCAAGACTTTGGCGATGGCAGGTGGCGCGGCACTAGCACCTGTAATTTTGCGCTGGCTTAACCCTAATGACGCATCCTTTGGGGTAACAAAAAAATGACACAGACCGATTTTTTTACTATTTACCTGGCTAGTCTTGCCATTTTAGGCGGCTTTGCAGGTTTTGTGATTACTCATTTATTGGCTGAAATCAAGCGCTTACACGCCAGAGTCGACGAAATTTACAACATTTTACTGGATCGATGATTTGTCATGGCGCGTAAAAAGGTCATCGACCTAGACACTTACAACGCCCTAGACGCCTACAGTATTGCCCTGCACGAGTATTACAAATCATTGCGTAAGGCTGGTTTTAGCATTGAGATTGCTCTTGCACTTATGAGCGATCGAGACACTTATCCTGATTGGATTTTGCCGACATTGCCTAACAAAATACAGCCGCTGCCCTATGACGACGATGAGGATTAATGCGTCGAATAGTGGTCGTCAGCGATATGCAAATTCCATTTCATGACCAGCATGCCGTTAAAAATCTGGTCAGCTTTATTAGGTCATTTAAGCCTGATGAGGTTGTGACAATAGGCGATGAAATTGATTTCAACACAATCAGCCGATTTGCCGACGGCACGCCAGAGGCGTATGAACAGACTTTGGGAGATGATCGCGATACGGCTGTTCAGATACTTTACGATTTACAAGTAACCCAAATGGTCAGGTCTAACCATAGCGATCGGTTATACACAAAGATCATGCACAAAATTCCTAGTTTTCTATCATTGCCAGAGCTGCGCTTTGAAAAGTTTATGAGACTAGATGAGTTAGGTATTACTTATCACCGTAACGCTTTACCTATCGCCCCTGGTTGGGTGGCTGTGCATGGCGATCACACGCCAATCAAGCCACATGGGGGACTTTCAGCGTTAGAAGCGGCCAGGCGTTATGGTAAATCGGTCATATCTGGTCACACTCACAGGATGGGACGCAGCTCATACACAGAAGCTATGAACGGTCGCAGGGGCCGTATCCTGCATGGCGTCGAGGTAGGCAACCTAATGGACATGTCTAAAGCTGGCTATGTCAAGGGGTATGCAAATTGGCAGTCAGGCTTTGCCATCATGTATATCAAAGACCGTAATGTACAGGTCGATCTAATCTACATTGAAAAAGACGGCACATTTGTTGTCGCTGGTAAGCGCTATGGACGACCTAGATAACGATTTAGCACGGTCGATCGATGACCATATAGACGAGGTTGAAGCTTTGCCATTTAAGCGTGAGACACGCCGATAAAGGCCGATTGTCTTGACCTTGTCAGTTTAACCCGTCACTATGTCTTTTGGGAGCGGCTTTGGCTAGGGGACAAGGTCGCTCCCCTAACAGAAACGGGAGCAAAATGTCAACAGAACAAATCATAGGCTTTGCCTTATTGGCACAGCTGTTAATAAGCACGATGATCTACAGCATGGGGTACAGAGACGGTAAGTCGGTCGGCTACCATCATGGCCGCTCAGTCGGTATGTCTTTGGGTAAAACAAAGGTAGGCCGCTAAATGGGATTCCTGGACAATTACGAGGACGTCGCAGCTCGCATCAAGCGCTTTTGGGTAGCCTATCCATCTGGTCGCATTGAGACACACATCATTGACTTTAACGCGGTTGCAGGGTACATCTTGATCGAGTGTCGCTTATTTCGTGAGTATGAGGACGAAAAGGCAAGCGCTATCGATTACGCATTTGGTCGCGTTGAGTCATACCAGGCGAGCATGAAGCGCTGGTTCGTTGAGGACACAGTCACAAGCGCAATAGGTCGCGCTATCGGGTTATTACTAGGGTCAGACACAAGACCTACCAAAGAAAACATGGCGGCTGTTGAGTCTATGCCACAGGCATTTGTGACACAGGTAGAGCCTGATCCCTGGTCTAAGCCATTTACAGAGGATGGGTTTACAACAGCCCTGGATGCTATAGCTGAGATCGGTAGCCAGTTAGGCGGCAAGCTGATCGATGAAGCGCCATTGTGTAAGCACGGGCATATGGTTATAAAAGAGGGCACATCTGCCAAAACAGGTAAGGAATATCGAGGCTATGTCTGTACGGGTAATGTCAAGTCCGATCAATGTCCACCTATCTGGATGAACAAGTCACAAGATGGCACATGGAAGGCACAGACAAATGGGTAGCATCGAATTTATCAAGCCTGATGGGCAGACAACCAAAATCAACATTGACGGCACAATAGAGACAACAATAGATGTGCCATTTGTAGAGATGTGCGATGGCTGTGAGACATGGCAAGACATATTTCATGGCGCATACACGTCTAGCGATGGCCTGACGCTTTTATGGCTTTGCGAGCGTTGTAAATGATCCTGGTGCAGCTCGATGACGAGCGCCAGATAGAAATTACAATCTTTGGCCTTATCAGAGCTATTAAGTACATCGATCAATGGCAGGGCAAATGGCATAGGCGCAATGTAGTCAGCGATAAAAAACAGATGAACTTTGCGCAATTTGTCGATTTACAAGCCAACTCATTGGGAGCTGAAATGGCAGTAGCAAAGTACTTTGGCAAAACCATCGATCTAGGAAATGAAAATTTTAAAGATAAGGCAGACGTGGGCGATAAATTAGAGGTCAAGCACACAGCCTGGAAAGATGGCCATTTAATACTTACAGATGATGACAGAAAGACCGATATAGCGATTCTGGTCACAGGCACGTTACCTAATTACTATCTATGCGGCTGGATACCGATAAACATAGCCAGAAGGCCACAGCAGAGGCGTAGCGATGGGTCATATTGGATCAATCAGTCAGACCTACACCCCATAGGCGATCTAGTCAGGAGCAGTCATGCAAATAAAATATGAGTGTAGGATCGAAAAAAAACTTACTACACAGACCATTCGAGTAGTTACAGATAACCTGCCAGCCTATGTGCATGTAATTCAATGTAACAGCTGTGGGGTTATGGGTATTGCACAGATAGACAAGGAAACGGCCTATGTCGAGCTATGACTACCGTTGCGAGGTCTGTGGCAAGACCAAAACCATCACCAGACCCATCGATGATCCATTGCCACGTGATCCATATTGTGATGGTTGTACTATTCCAATGTCGCGTATCTGGACGGCTACACCTGCACATTTCAAGGGTACGGGTTGGGGTAAAGATAAATGAGCCCTGTGGATAACCTGTGGACAACACGCCAGAGATACGCTCGACTTATCCACATATTTGCAATGTCCTTGACAAGGTCGGTACGATTCATGCTCTCGCGAGAGCCCGTGTGCGGGCTTAGCTCGCAGCGAGTAGTGAGTCTATTGGCAGGGCTATGCCTATGTATAGGCTCGATGTCAATAACGATGCAACCCGCACAAGCTGCATCAAAGGCTGATTATCTAAAGCTTTATGCACATTCAAGGATCATTAACAGCGAGCAATATAAATGCTTCTATTGGATCATTACTAAAGAGTCTCAATGGGATAGTAATGCTCGTAATGGCAGTCATTATGGTCTAGGCCAAATGCGATCCACCTGGTATAAAGAACTAGACCCATATAGGCAGATTGATGCTACAGTCAAGTATATTACAAAACGTTACACTACACCGTGTAAAGCAAAGGCACATCATGAGCGTAAAGGCTGGTACTAATGAGCGCATTACGCGATACTGGTAGCACAAGTAGATGGCGCAAGATTAGGCAACGTATTATTAATCGTGATCGAGGTTTATGCCAGATGTGCGGTAACGAAGGTGATTCGGTTGACCATATAACGCCACGATCTCAAGGCGGCACAGATGAGGACTATAATTTGCAGCTATTATGCCGATCGTGTAATTCATCGAAAGGGGGGCGGTTTTTTAATACGCCTAGGACACCCCTGACCCTTCCTGTTCTATTTACCCCTCAAAACGACTCGAAGAGCCACGAATAACATCATGCAGGACATAGAAGGTACAGATACGCCTAAAGTAGCCTCAGATCGGCTTGTATCGGTTTTGGGTAGGGACACAGAACTCATATTTGGCCATTCAGAGCCTAGAATCCACACGCCGCTTAATGATCTGCCATCTAAAGGGCTTGAACTGATCGATCTGGCGTCACAAATAGGCGTGGAGCTTATGCCCTGGCAAAAATTCTTTATTGAGCATAGTCATAAAGTCTTGCCTAATGGCAGGTGGGCTAGCCCTGTAAATGTCTGCACCGTAGCCAGGCAAAATGGCAAAAGTTTTGTCATGCAGCTTAGAATTTTGGGCGGTCTTTTCCTATGGGATGAGTCGCTACAAATTGGATCGGCGCACAGGTTATCCACATCGCTAGAGCAGTTTAGGCAGCTTGTCCATATGATCGAGGGTAGCGATTACCTGGCTAAACAGGTTAAGCGTATTCGCTGGTCACACGGGTCTGAGGAGATCGAGACTAATTTAGGTACGCGGTACATTATTAAGGCTGGTGGATCGGCCGCTCGTGGCGTAAGTAAGCCAGAGACTATCCACCTGGACGAGCTGCGCGAGATGACAGACCTTGAGTCTTTTGCCTCATTGCGCTATACCCTCATGGCGGCAAAAAACCCGATGATCGTCAGCTACACAAATGCTGGTGATGCAGCGAGCATTGTGCTTAACCAGTTTAGGCAACGCGCTATGCAGTCGATCGGTGGCGCGGTTGATGACATAGGTTACTTTGAGTGGTCAGCGCCCAGCGATGAGGTCACTATAGAAAATGCGGCCTACAGTAACCCTGCGCTCGGAATAACAATTCATCCTGACAATATCAGGGCGGTTTTTAATGATCCGCCTGACGTGGTCCAGACCGAGGTGCTTTGTAGGTGGGTCCAATCTATTGCCAGCTGTGTTGATAGCGCAAAATGGGCTGCATGTAGCGATGAGCAATTTGACCTAGATGAGGATAAATTAACCTGGCTAGGCATAGACTTATCGCCAGATCGCAAATTTGCGGCACTCGTCGGAGCGCAAAAATTAGGGTCTGAGAGTTTTGGCGTCAAGCTGTTGCACACGTGGGAGAACACGTTACAGCTTGACGACAAAGCTATAGCAAATGATTTAGCGTCCTATGCTCGCAAATACCCTATCGAGTATGTCCTTTATTCAAGGCGTACAGCTGGTGCGGTCGCATCTCGTCTAGCGCCAGCAGGCATACCCATTTATGACATGGACGCGGCCTATCCACAATCTTGTGATGAAATGCTAGGTGCTATCAATAGCGGTCGATTGCATTACAAGCCTAACCCAGAGCTAACAGCGCAAATGCTATCGGCTGTGCAATTACGTCGAGGCGATGGCGGTTGGGTTATTGGCAGACGGGCTAGCAGTACGGCCGTCTGTGCCAGCGTGGCCACAGCCCTTGTAACACACTTTGCAACACGCCCAGAGACAGACCTTGACATAATGGTTGGGTAGGCGGTACAAGCGTCGTAGAATTTACGCATGGGCATTATCAATACGTTATTTCCTAAAACAGTATCCGAGACTGTGACAGACGTAGAAGCATCGATTGCACCCTATTACACAGAGACATCGCCATTTTTCTTTTCAGGAATTGTACAAGCTACACGAGCTGAGGCAGTAAGTGTGCCAGCAGTATCGCGCAGCATTGGCATCTTGCAGACGATTGCCTCATTGCCTATGCACGTGCGCAATGTGGCTACAGGCGAAAAAGTACAATCGCCACGAGTAATTAACCAGCCCGATCCACGCATTGCAGGCAATGTATTTTGGTCCTGGATAATTTCCGATCTCGTCCTACATCCGAGCGCGTATGCATACGTTATGGACAGATATGCAGACACAGGACGCATTAGAGCAATGGAGCGCATCGCGCCAGAGCGTGTAGCAATTCAGACTGACGGCATGGGCTATGAAATTGTCAGCTACCAAATCGATGGTAAATTTGTTGATCCAAATAACCTGGTTGTATTTGCAGGCGATGGCGAGGGCCTTCTATATCGTGCAGGTCGCACAATCAAGGCAGCGACAGCGCTAGAAAAATCTGCAATGAACTTTGCAAATGAGCCAATTCCACAGATGGTACTAAAATCTAATGGCACATCTTTGCCAGCAGATCGCGTAGCCAAATTACTTTCATCCTGGCGCTCAGCTCGTGCTAGTAAATCAACAGCATTTCTAAATGCAGACGTCACACTAGAGACAGTCGGTTTTGATCCTAAATCGATACAGCTTAATGAGGCGCGCAATTATGTCGCGCTAGAACTGGCCAGAGCATGCGGCTTACCAGCATATTTTGTAGATGCACAACAATCGACATTTACTTACTCTAACGCTTTGGATAAAAGGCGTGACCTGGTCGATTTTGCATTTCGTAATTACATGTCACAGATCGAGCAGCGCATGAGCTTTGGAGATTTCGTCCCGGCCGGCCAGGAAGTAAAATTTGATGTGGACGATTTCTTACGTGGCAACCCACTAGAGCGCGCACAGGTTTATGAAATTCTTAATCGTATCGGCGCAATGTCGGTCGAGGAAATACGCGGAGATGAGGACATGCTGCTATGAAAAAAGTACTGACACCCTTTACAGTCACGGCCACAGATGATGAAAGTCGTACGATTTCTGGTCGCATTGTGACATTTGAGGAGACTGGCAACACATCGATCGGAAAAGTGCAATTTGCAGTAGGTAGTATCGAGGCACAGCCTGTACTACTTAACCTGGAGCATGATCGCACAAGACGTATTGGCTCCACTTTGTCTATGGATCAGACAGACAAAGAAATTTCGGCTACCTTTAAAATCGCCAAGACAACAGCAGGCAATGACGCGCTCGTTGAGGCAGCAGAAGGTTTACGCGATGGTTTTAGCGTTGAGGTCTCATTTGACGAATACGAGACATTGAAAGACGGCACAGTACGCATACTCAAAGGCGAACTCACAGCCGTTGCATTGACCAGCGAGCCAGCGATCCGCAGCGCTCGTGTTGAGTCAGTAGCAGCTACAGAAGAAGATTCTGCACCTACAACAGATGCAGATGTACCTACAACAACAGAAGGAGACGAAGTGGATAACACCGTCACAGACGCTTCAGCCGTAGAGACGGTCGAAGCAGCGCAGTCAGTCACAGCAGCTGCAACCACAGTCGGCGGCTTTTCATCAAAGCCACGTATTGAGCTAACAGCAGTCAAGTACCTAGAAAACAAGATCAAGGCAGCACTAGGCGACGAGGATGCTCGCCAAAGTGTTATGGCAGCAGACACAACAGACAACGCGGGCATGGTGCCAACACGCCAGCTCGCCGAGGTCGTAAATGGGTTGGCTACATCGATCCGACCATCAATCGACGCAATCTCACGTGGAGTTTTGCCCGACGCTGGAATGTCTTTCGAAATCCCTAAGGTCACCCAGGTCCCGCTGGTTGAAACTGAAGCTGAAGGCGCTGCATTTGCAGATCGCGATTTAGAGTCAGCCTTCATTTCGGTCCCAGTACTAAAATTTGCGGGCCAGCAGAAATTCAGCGTTGAGCTCTTTACACGCACTAGCCCTGTTTTCTTCAATGAGCTTTTGACAAATATGTCAGCGGCAATGGCTAACCATCAAAACAAGGTTGTCAACGCAAAGCTAATTGCAGACTCAACATTAGATGCAACAACCGTTGCGGCATATCCAACAGCAGCAGAATTGCTAGGAATTGTCTCACGTGGAGCTGCATCAGTTTATGGCGCTACAAAGGGCCTACCAAATCCATTTGCACGTAACATGATCGTATCTACAGGACAATGGGCTAACCTCATGTCACTTAATGATGCTGGACGTCCGATCTACAACACAGTCACCAACCCATCCAATCAGGCTGGCGTGGCTACACCAACATCACTTACAGGCCAGGTCGCAGGACTTAACCTTTATGTCGATCCTGAAAATGGCGGCGATGGAGATGGCACAATCTTGATCGTTAACCCAAGCGCTTACACCTTCTATGAGAGCGGTCAATATCAGCTACGCGCTGAGTCAACGGCTGACGGTTCCATCACCGTAGGAATCTATTCTTTTGGTGCCATCGCCACGAAAATTGCGGGCGGATGTTTCAAGAATAACAAGGCCTAAAAAACTAATCATGGGGTAGCGCGCTCCCGCGCTACCTCAGTCGAACGAGAGGACGCTCATGCCTAGTATT